AATTGCTAATAAAAGGAGATTTACTCCTATTGTCCGACACATCGACTCTAGCACTGACAAGGCCGTTATCAGCAAAGTTTCTGCAAATTGCGCATACTTGGAGAGAGTTGGTGGTCGGGTTGGTGCTTTTTTCGTCAAAGGCAATGTTTTTAGGACAGTTACTCATTTTTTTAAGACCAGCGCAACCGCTGACGGTTGGTTACCAGACGGCACACCTTTTAGCGTTTTTGCGAGAGATCGAGACAAGATGGTTGAGTACAAAATGTCGTTTTCCATGGATTTTGTTTTACCTTATGAAGATGAAGACGGATTGGTCTCGGATTGGTTGTATTACAATTGTGGTAGCAAGGTTCCTCCGAAGAAAGACATGACGAATATGCATGTTACTCAAGAATTGTTCAGCCATCGCAGGGATTTTCGCAGCGTCATTATGGTTCGAACTGATAGTGTATCGAGGGGTACTACTAGTTTAGTTAGGTCTGTTGCTGGTAGTCCGGCCCTTCGCTATCCTAGTGTCGATGGTATGAGAGCTGATGTTTACGTTCCAGTTTCTATAGAATCTGACTATGAGTGTGATTTTGGTGACTGTGGCTACCCGATCATTGGCAAAGTCAATGGGCAGTACAAGATATTGTCACTTCATGTCGGTGTTGGTTCGAGACCATTAGGTCAGCAATCCACTTCGGCAGTCGTGTCCATTTCTGAAGTTCAAGACTGCTTGGAGATTGTTTCTAGAAAAGTCATGCCTATTGTTTTACAGGGATTGCTCCGCGATGTCACGCCATCAAAACCTGGCGTAGAGTTGAATGACTCTTACACGTATTGTGGCAGACTTGATTGGGCCCCTTTGGGGATTTCGTCGAAAACAAAATATCAAAGATCACTTATATATGGTCAGCTTGAAAAGAAGATTTTTTACGAACCCAGCATAATGGGAGCTAAGGACGACACGCGAACGCTTCTTACCCCGAAGCAAGTTCTCGCAGAGATAGCCAACAGGGCTGATGCTTCCTTGGAAGTTATGCCTAAGAAGCTTGTGCAAATGGCGGGCGATGCTTTATTTGAGAGTATAATCACAAACATACCTGTCGACGATTCCACACGTATAATGCGTTTGACTCTTAAGGAAGCCCTTAACGGAGACGGCCGATTTGTAGACAGATATCCTACTGCCGGCTCTCCAGGTTTACCATCAACCCTTAAAAGGCAGCACGGCGTCGCTGGCAAGCATAGTATTTTGAGTCAGGATCCTGATGGTGAGTGGTACGTTTCTGATCCTGAGTGTGCGGCCCGAATTGAAGATTTGGATGAGGGTTTTAAGAAAGGCATCGTTAAAACTTACATTAATCAGTTTTGCATTAAGGATGAGACATTGAAATGTGATTCAAACGGCGATGTGAAAAAGACTCGAGCCATCAAGTGTGCTCCTTTTGAGGCGAATGTTTGTGGCAAGATGTACTTTGGTGGCATGGTTTCGCTTTTTAAGGGATACTTTTGGTGCATACCGTTTAAGTGTGGCATGAATGTCTTCTCCAAGGATTGGGATGAGTTTATTAAATGGCATCTTGACGTTGGAGAAGTCGGTTTCGACGGCGATATTGGAGGTCAGGAAAACATCATTAAGGGTGAGATTTACGACGAACTCTACCGTTTTACTGACAGAATTTATGCCCATTACGGAGAGCGTCCTACTGACGAAGAGAGGCGGCAAAGAGCCAGCTATCTGTCGAGTCTTTGCCATTATTATATGGTCATTGGACCCGATTTGTTCCGTGCTAAATTTGGTAATCCTAGTGGCAACTGGCTTACGTCTTTCATATGCTCTTTTACAAGCGGCATTCTTCTAGGCGTTGCTTATTTCGGTTTGGCG